ATAAATCAGAAAATAAATCATCTAAATCTCCACCATAGTTGTATATTTCTTCTGATAAATCATCTTCACAATAAATATTTCCATTGTATTCGTATTTTTTATTCATATTCCTTTATCTCCCTCTTTAATTCGTCAATAGCTTCTTTAACTTGTTTCAAGTCTAAATCTACGTTAGAAACTAAATCTGCCATTCTACAATTTGAATAGCCTTGTAAAGCTCCTTCTAATGTTGAGTGAAAGGAAATCTGTTTCTTGATTTCCGTTTCAACTCCGTCTTTGCTCTTTTGAATTGCATCTTGAACTAGCGTGTAGCTTTTTCCATCAGATGTAATTCCGTATCCATTTTTTAATTTAATCATCTTCATCTTCTTCTTTCTCTTTTACTAATTCTTCATATCTATCGAGTATAAATGCATCCATTTCTTGCTTTGTGAAACCTAGTTTTAATAATTCATCTTTACAATTCATTCCATAATTCCATGAATCTGCATTCAAGTAGTGCTCTAGTGAATTATTCTCAACATCTAACCATTTACACCGACATTCTAGAATGTATTTTTTATATTGATCTATTTTTTCGGCCAAATCATTTATTTCTTTTTTGGCTTGTGCAACATCTTCACTATGTGATTCTTGTTCCTCTTTTAGCCTTCTTTTTAAATACTCGTTATTAAACTTTAACGTATCATATGTTCCTAGTGGCATTTGAACAAACGCTTCCATTAAAAATCATCCTCCTCATTTGAATCATCGTTAATAATTGCGTTCCACACATATTCAATCCGCTCTCTGTATTCCTCTTTTGTGATTTCTGATAAAGGCTTTTTGAATGATGTAGGCAATAATTTAAATCCGAATTCTTTTTCAAATTCATCTAAATCTTTCTCTGTCATACTTCCACCTCTTTATTCACTTGCTTTCTTATGTTTCTTTTTAGAAATACAATCGTATTTTTTAACGATTCAATAACCTCTTTATCGTCTATATCATGTATATAATAAATAAACCTAAGAGCCATTTCTAAGCCGTCCGATACTCCACTTCCATAAGTTGTACCTCTATTTTCGCATTCTTCCATTTTAAGAAATACAAATCTTTCTATTTGTTTAATTTCTTCTTTTGTCATACTTCAACATCCTCATCTTGTGGCATTTGGAATACTTTAGGGTATAGATATTCTGTTCGCTTTTGAATTTCATCTAATACTTTTAAAGCTTTTTCTTTACTTGAATAAATACCTAATTCCTGTTCGTATCTATCATAGTGCCCGTGAATTGAGTAATAAGTGCAACCATCAATATCACATTTACAAATTCTAAGTGAATTAGCGTTTGCTAACATATAATGGTCTTGACTTCTAATCCACATAATTAATAACCTTCTTTCAATCTCTGATAGTTGATTTTATTCTTTCCACAATAAGCTTCATAAACCTGTTCGATTGTGAAGCCTAGGTATTCAGTTATTGCAATTAATGGTTCTACTTTCCACAACGAAAAACTTGCTAAATCTGCTAATTTTATAACAATACCATTTCTACATCCTTCGATTGACCACCGATTTTCGTCAACTTTTTTCATTGTTTGTTCACATGTTAGCAATCCTTCTTTACCACCATTAAAGTTGTTTTGCCAACTTAATACGAAATGCCAAACATCAACTAATTCACCTAGCACCTTATTATCATCAACAGGTGCTTGAGTTTTCTTCCACCAACACCAATTAGCTTTTAATTCATGAGTCAATTCACCAACTTCATCTAGAATAGCGAAACACAAATTCTCTTCATCAATTTCAGTTAATCCGTATTCTTTCATAATTGCTTCATCTAGCTTTGCTTGCATTTGTAACATTTCTTTAATTAAATCGTATTCTTTAATTGTCATTTGTTATCTCCTTTTATAACACAATGTTTTCAATCAATGCTCTTTTTTCAAGGATTGATAAATATAATCCCATGTATTTTTGTTGCTCTCTTAATAATTCAAGTGGGCAATCATGCTTAGTTACTTCTTTCCCAAGCATTTCTTCAACTTCAATTTTGTTGCAGAAATTCTTCAATTTCTCATATCTGATTTTTACTTGGTGATATTCTGCAATAAATCTTTCTTTGTAATCCTCAGAGTTCATTAACTCTACTTTTTCTTTTAATTCCTTGTTATTTTCCTCTTTTTTTTCTTTGATTTTTCTAATCTCAATTGATGCTGGGTAAACTTGCAAAGCTTTTTGCTTAATTTCAAAAGATTTTCGATTTCTAATCTTATCCCAAACTTCTTTTTCTGAATCAGCTTCTACGATTTCCGATAATTGAGCGAATATATTTGATTTAAATAAATATTTTGCCATGCTTTTTTCTCCTTTAAAACAATTGTGTTTCTACGTTGGACAACATCTTTTCTTTTGCTTGGTTATAAAAATTCTTTTTAATTTCAAATCCATAACAACTTCTTTTTAATTCCGCACAAGCTCTAAGTGTTGAACAACTTCCAGCTACTGGATCAATCACCACATCGCCTTCATCTGTATAAATCTCAATCAACTGTTTCAACAGATTTACGGGCTTTTGTGTTGGATGAATCTTCGGTATATCTTTTCCATCACGTTCAAATTCAAACCAATCTTTAATCATTTTTCCAGTTCCTTTAATCGGTTTTCCATCTTCTCCAATTTGTCTACCATTTCTAAATTTAGGCAATTTGTCACGCCACAGAACCAAAGCACATTCAGTAGCACCTACAATTCGCATATTTGCTTTAAGCACTTGTGATGATGATTTCTTTACAAAGAACAATGGCTGCGTATGTTTGAAACCAAATTGTTTTGAATACTCTGTAATCTCATTCAACTGTTGCCATGAACAAAATATGATCATGCATGGTGCTTGCCCTTTTTCCTTCGGCTCTTTCTTTAATAATCGAGTACAAAAATTGAAGAAATTATAGATCTTAAAATCCTTGTCAGTATCAAAGAACTCACTATTAGCTTTCTTTGATTCTCCATTTTTATTGTCCCCCCCCACGTACCAATCACTTCTGCTACCATATGCATTTTTACCAATGTTATACGGTATATCTGCAATAATTAATTGGGCACGTGGGATTTGGTATCTTTTAGCATTTTCAAAGTGATCATTGAATAATTCAATCTTCACTCGCTTTTGGTATTCACTCATTCTTGCTCCTCCCTTTCTGTTTTTAAAACAACGTTTCTTGTTCATACTTTTTACCGTTGCACGTAAATACTTTGGATTTATTTTTAACCTTCTCATGACCATCAAGGTATTCATCCCAGTATTTAACTAACTCGTTATAATTGCTTGTGAACGTCCCATCATAAGCAATCCCGTTTATCACTGTATGATAATAAAGATCAATTTCTTCATCTTCGCCTATTCTTTCAAAAACCAGTGCGTGCTCGTAATCTATATAAAACTCAGCGTTTGGAAACACACGTTTAATATATTTGTCCGTTTCTTTTAATTCATAGTTTTTGAAGAACGAAGCAAATCTTCCGTAAATGTTATTTATCAACATATTCCCCAATGTATAGACTTCCTTCAATTACATACAGATTCATAATGTTTTCCTTTGTTGCCCCTAGGAAATCTTTCCCAGGCTTTTTAAAAGCTAGTTTTCCATCTTTTGTACAATATTTGTATTTGTTATCGCCATAACATTTCTGAACACTGTACATAAGTTCATCATCATACCTTTTCGCAATCATCTAGAATGGCATCCCTTCCCCCAAATCATTCGTTGGATATGATTGGTAATTTACTTGATTTGTGAACAGTTCTGTTTGAGGCTGCTGCATCTGTTGTGATTGAGGTTGATATGCTTGTTGTTGACACGTCTGTTGATAAGCTTGTGTCTGTGGCATTGTCGCATTGTTTAAGCTCAATTCTACGTCCATAACGTACACGCTAGTCTTATACACCTTCTGATTGTCTTTGTTCGTGTATGAGCTTTTTTGAAGCTTTCCGTCAACTGCAATGTGTTGCCCTCTGAAACCATATTGATTAATATGTTCTGCATTATCTCCCCATGCAGTACAATCGAAGAAAGATTTAAACTCTTGTCCATTCTTTCCCTTTTCCTTAACTTCAATCGAGAAGTTACATAGGCTTTGTCCTGTAGTTGTTTTCTTTAAAACAATATCGCTACCGATTTCACCCGATAAAATAACTCTGTTCATTTATTTTCAACTCCTTTATACAAATTCAACACCTATTGAATTAGGTCTGATTCCTTCTATCATCTGATACATATGTGATGCAGAAATGAAATTCTTTCTAGCACACTCGGCAATTGAGCTATAGACTGTATCGCCTATTCTCACTTTCTTCTTGTTTCTCAACCCCTGAATCTGAGCTAGTTTGATAACTCTTAGGTTTTCGATTTTCATTTCTCCGTCCCAAACGATAGAATCATTCTTTTCAATTTCCCCGACAAAAGCTTTGTAGGCTTCAAACAATACATTCAAGTATCGTTTCCCTTCTTTAAAGTTCACTACAACTCTGTATATTGATTCCGTTTCCTTTTTAGCTTTCATTTCCCTTTGTTTTCCTTTTAGATCAACAGAAACAACTCTCAAATAACTTGTAATGTAATATCTGATTCCTGTTTTACTTTCGCCTAGTAGTTGGAATTGTTCAGCATCTTCACTTGTTACTTTTCTTCTTTCTTCCTCATCCGTTTCAACAGGAAGAAGAATACATCCTTTGTAGGTTTCCTCGTTCCGAACCATTTTGGAGAACTGAGCATTTGTAATGCCCAATTCCTTCATTACGTCTTTAGTGTTTACGATTCCACGTACAACTGATATATCGTTTTTATCCAACATATAATAATGCACTTTCCACCCATCCCTTTCTTATCCGTTCATCAAATCTCCCAACATCTTCATACCTTCCTCCTTTTTTGGAGGTGCAGGCAATTGATCGTGTTGTTGATACATTTCCAAACTGATTTGTCCTGAATTTAATAACTGTACTTCTTCTTCACAAATATCTTTATAAGCTTGCAAAAATCTATCTCGGTAATATTGCAAGTCTTTTTTATTACTCCACGCAATATCTCTTAACAAATAGCTCCCTCCGAGCGCTTTCTGAATGTTTCTAGGCAGTTTATCGTAGTTTACCTTACTAGTATGAGGATCGCACTTTGCGTTCCTTAAAACGATTTCCCAAGCCTCTCCAGCTTCCTTTGTTTTTCCAATCGCAGTTTTACTAATTCTTGTTTTTACTTGTGCTACATTTGGAGCAAACTCTCTTGTATCACTTTGGATGATTTGATTAACTGCATTTGCTACAGTTAAATATTCATAATTCTTAAAAGATACTTGCCAAAGTTTTAAATAGGCTTGTGTATCTTCTTGAGTCATGTTTTTGTAACTCATTGGGTAATTGATTCTTAGCACCTGTAAGATTCTTTCAGTTTCTTCTAATGTCAAAATGCATACCCCATTTCTTTTCTCGTCAATTGTCTTTGACCGCCATTGTTATTGTTCTGCAACTTGTAGAATGTTGACCAGGTATGTACAATGCTCTGATTTACAATTGCAATCTTGGTAACATCATCTACCGCCAAATTATCTAATACATTTAAAGATAACTTCATTGCTCTAACAGTAAGAGGTTTTCTTGCTTTCGTACGCATTTCAACAAAACCATGCAATGCATCTTGCAAATCTTTGTTTTCTGTATACTCTGCAATAACAGAATTAACACTTTCTTTTTTTATATTTTTTTCTTTTATATCAACTATGTTATTAGATATATTATTATCTATATTATTGTGTGAACTTTTTTCACTACCCCCGTGAACTTTTTTCTCTAGGGGTGAGGAACTTTTTTCACTACCCCCGTGAACTTTTTTCTCTACTAGAGAATTTTTTTCACTACCCTCATGAACTTTTTTCTCTACTAGAGAATTTTTTTCACTAGATAATTTAGGAACATTAATAGCTTTATATCCTGGTGTTTCCAAAGAACCATATTTATTGATGTGATTATTTTTTTCAATCATTCCTTTATTAACTAAAGAATTGACAACGTTTTGAACAGACCTTACTGATGAGTTTGTCCAATCTGCCATATACTGTCTACTTCCTCTGAACTCAGAAACTCCATCTTTTGTGAACCCATAAATCAAAGCGTATATGATAAGCTCGTTTCCTTTTAAATTTAGCTCATTTATCATCCATCCTTGAATATTTAAGAAATCCGTGTTTTCCATTCATCACACCTCCTAGCATTCTGTACCTATGTACTTTGTATGGAAAACGTAAGCAACTGCCATTGCTTGCCATATGTCTTTTTTAAATCCGTAGAAATATCCAGGCTCTTTTTTTGTTCCTTTTCCTTTGTTTGGAGTGTCTTTAGCGAACAAATCAATTAAAGCTTGAATGATATTACTGTCTTTCGCTTTCATAGAGTGGCATAGAGTCATTTTTTCTTCACTTCGGTATATTAATGTAGGTTCAATATCGAAAGCTTCAAATTGCTGCAATAAGCGTCCTATAAAGTAACAAGTTTCAAATGTTGTTTGACCTACAGGCATACCGAAACTTTGTATTCCTTCAATCGCCACATAATCAATTGGATAATTCTCTGCTTTCCAATTTGAGATTTTATCTTGCAATTCCAAGTTAGATATTTTCCCTTTATCAACAACTGCCGATAAATCATTTTCTACCACAACAAATGCACTGTATTCATTTGCTGGATCAATACCTAAAATCATCCTACGCACCTCCAATCTCAAACTTAGTAGCATCAAGTTTTTTCTTTTCTGAGTTCATCTTTGCTTCAATACTTTCGTAAGCAGTTTTGAAACGTTTTAAATCAGAATCAACTTTTGCAAACTTAGTTCTTTCCTCAGAAACTTTTTGACCTGCTAAAGCTTCAAAGTATTTAATACTAGGTGCCTTTCCATCATGCTCACGTTCCCAAGTACTACGTGCAACATAAATCTCTTGATTTGTTTTGTTTTCAATGTCTGCTTTCAAAATGTTTGAGCTTTCCTGTAATCTAGCTATCATTTCACCAATCAAGAACATTTGATTCGCTAGGTTTTCGACATTTAACGCCATTTCCATTACTGTTTCTGCATCAGAGATATAAGCATCAACTAGGATTCCTAATTGTTCTTGAATTTCTTCATCTTTCCAATGCTTGATTTTGAATGGATTGTATTTAAACAACAGTTCATTTTGACTTAGCATTATATTTCACCTCTGATTCATCAATATGTCCGTAGATACGTTCTAAATATCTTTTGGCAATGCCTAACATTTTCTCTCTCTTTGGACTCTGGTCTAGTAGGTTATGACACCTTCTACACACTGTAATAATGTTTTTTTCTACTCCAAGTCCGCCTTGTGATCTTGAATAAATGTGTGCTTCAGGAAATGCGAAGGGAGAACCGCAAAAGATACACATTCTCCCGTCTCTTTCCCATACAGTATCTTTAATTGATTTAGGAATATCTGTAGCTTTACTACGTTTTGATTTATACAAGACTTACGCCCTCTGGTTCTTGATATGTTTGTTCTTGATATACTTGAACTTGTTCTACTTGTTGATTTTCTTCACTATCGAAATAAACAGGTTCAGAACTTACATCATCTTTAAATGACATATCTGTTTCAATTGCAGTTTGCATTTCAATGCTCATGATTCCCCATTTAGAAATCAATTGACGTAAGATAGTTTTGAAAGCCATTCCGTCAAAATCTTTTTCCCAGAATGTATATCCCTTATGAGCTGCATACCCTTTAGAATATTTCTGAGCGTGTTCTTCCATTGTTTCTTTTGACCAGTACATTGATTTAGTAAAACCATTAGTCAATTCAAACATTCCGTAATATCCAATAGTAGGAGCTTTTTCACGTTCTAATGGGTCTGTAATTGCTCTTACTTCAATGTCTTCTGTAAATGGGTTATAGCTTAACAATTCACCATCTTTAACTGCTACAACATTGATTTTCTTATATTGACCTGAACGAATAGCTAATTGAAGATAACCTTTATATCCAAGTTGGAATGTAGCGACTGTACGATTGTTCTTAGTGTCTCTGAATGGCACCATGTAGTAGTGTCCTAATTGTGGACTTGGTGATAAGTTCAAAGAATCACCTACGATTCCTGCACTTATAATCGTTGGAAAATCACATTCCATTAATTTCTTATCCGTATTAACTGCACTGATAATGGATGCAACAAATTTCTTTCCTCTTGTTGCACTTCCTAAAGTTTTTGTGATATTTGCAAGTACTGCATCAGACTTTACGTAAGATGCGAATGAAGCCTGTGGCTTTTTAGCAATATTGTTTTGAATCATGTTAACACTCTCCCTTTTCTAAAATTGTTACTTTAACGTTGTGTTCTTTAATAAATTGGTTCAACAATGGATTGTACGCTTGTAGTTCTTCCATAGGGCCTTCCATTTTGAACACGCAATATCTGTTAGGCTTTGTTTGACTTGGAACCTCATTCACTTGAGTTTGAACAGGTACTGCATTTTCTCTTTCCATTTGAGCTTGCTTAGACTGTTCAATTTGAGCATTTACTTTTTCTTGAAGCTTTGCTTTAGCTTCCTTGATCTCGTTGATACGTTCCGTAGCTTTGCTTAGATCCAATGTTTTGCAGAACAATTGGATTACTTGTTCTGCCTGTAATTCATCTTCAGGTAAAGAAGCTTCGATAAAAGATAATTGTTCTTCGGCTTTCAAGAACTTGTTATTCAACGATTCTTCAATTTCTTTAGGTTTAACAGACTTATTCAAATATCTTTCTTCAAAAACTAGTTCAAAAGGATATTTGTTGTTCGTCATGCTTTCCCATAACTCTTTGATTTGATTTTTCTTCAATTCTTTCTCTGCATTATCAATATCATTGATTCCAGCACCCAATTTATCGGATGCTTCTTTGATAGTCTTTTCGACTTGCATAATGTCTTTTTTATCTTGCAACCACTGAGCAAAGACGTCATTTTCAACTTGTTTACGCTTATCAGATACAAGCTTTACCAAATTGTTTAAAGCAGCTCTATCTGTTTTAGCCTTCTTATAGTTGCCTTCATCTACTACATAGTTGTAGTGCTTTAAACCTTCTTGGATTTCAGGTAATAAATCACTTGCATTTGTGTACACTTTTCCGTTTTGTGCACGTACCACTAAATTAAATTCCATATTTTCATCCTCCATTTTTTATAAAGACAATGGGGTAGGCGGTTCTACATCATTAACAAAGTACATATCCCACTTTTCTAACATGTTTTCTTTTAGTTCATTCATACTATCTAGTGCTTCTTCTTTTCTGTATGAACGCTCTATTATCCATGCTTTGCCATTTAAAAATCTTAGTTCTGCACAATAAATAACAAAGTCGAAATCCGTAACGATCAATCCCTCTAAAGTTTGGCAATAGTAGTTATTAGGAACTGCTTTCTCCCCATTTGTTCCCCACTTATCTAAACTCTGTTGATTCATTATCTTAGATGTTTTGATTTCCAAGATTCCTCTTTCACCGGTTTCCTTGTTGTAAATCAATCCATCAGGACTGTATCTCAAGAACTCATGTTCTTTAGAAACCAATGTAACGTTATCCACGTATTGCACATCTAACTCAGGATGTTTGGCTTGAAATAGCGTTCTTAAACAAGGCTCTGCAGTATTGCCATACTCGATAGCATCATTTGTGATTTGTTGTGATCCAAACTTCTTGTCATGCCACAACTGATTAAGCGTTTTCCATGGGTTTAAATTCATGAAGCACGCTGCATCCGAGCCACCAATACCACATCCACGCTTTTTTAACCATTCTTCATGACTTCCATACTTTTCAACACTAAACTTTTCAGTGTCTTGATACAGATTCATTTTTAGCCCCTCCTTTTAATACGTACTTGGCATATGATGTTTTATCTCCAAACCGATTTTTTGAAGTTTCGGTTTGAGTTTCAATGTCATACCCCAAGTCTCTTAAATCCCAAATCCTTGCACCTAAACGAGTGATTCCATATTCTCTGATAGCTTCTAAAGGAATGATCGTACCATGCTCCTTTAGGTGCTTGATAACTCTTTCTGTTTGCGTCATTTTACAAGCCTCTTATGTACCAGTTTGCGAAAACTGTAAATGCGATAGCTAGTGCCAATAAAACAATTGAACATATGTAATTGAATTTAGCAGCACGATTAACCATATGAGTCTGCTTTTGACTTCTAACTAGCATTGAATACTGAGTTTCGTACTCGTTATTAGCAAAAGAAGGAAGCGTGATACAATCACCTAATTCAACTGCTTTTTTCTTTGATTTAGAACCAGGCTTCTTCGTCTCTTTCTGCTTTGCAACAGTCGAAACAGTAGTCTTCGTAACTGTACTCATCTTGTTCTTCCTCCTCATCTTCATCAATGTATCTGTTGTCATCTAACTCTCTTAAATCATCTACATTCATCATGTTGTTCACACCTTTCTTTGAACTCAGGAAACATCCTGATAAATAACTTTGTTGGAACTTTCTTTGTATCTATCACTTTGGATAGATTGGACTTTTTGTAAGCCTCCGATTCGCATATAAGATTCAACATCTTGTATGCGGTTTTCTTAGAAACACCAAGTTCCATGATGTCTCTATAGCCAAGCAACACTTTCATTCCTTTACACATCTTTTCCCAACTTCAAATCCACACATATAAATGGTTTGAAGCATTGAAGATACGTTTACTAAATCTTCCTTAGAACATCCGTTCTTAATTAGCACATCAAAAACTTTTCCTTCCCAATGCACTGAGTCTTGGAATAATCTAATTGAATCTAATCTGTCACTTTCTAATCTTTCACTTGGTTCTGCCATTTTATTCACCCTTTCTTATCGTTTTAGGCCAATTCTTTTTTGAACTTATTAATGAAGAAAATTTGACCTTGGCCTGTCACTTTTGTGGTTCTCGTGATTCTTGTTGAACCATCAGGATTGCTTATTACTCGTTCTTTAACTTCAAACAATCCTTTTTCCATTGCCTTTTGAGTTGGCATATTTTTTGAAGTACCTGTCTTAATCAAATATCCGTCATTTCGCATTCTTTCAAACAATCGTTTTTGACCAATATCTGTGCCATTCTGTTTAATCAATTTAGCTAAGTCACCAATCAGAATTGAAGTATCGCTAGTTGCAACTGCATCTGCAAAGATCGCTTTCGGTTTCATTTCTTCGTTTTCGATTTGAAGATTAGCAATTGTTTTATGTGCAATGTCTAATGCACGAGCCATAACCTTTTCAGGACTATTCCATGCCTTCTCTAATTCGATTAGTTTTCTACGAATTTCTTTTCCTTTTTCATTGCGTTGTAGCATTGCAATTTCTTTCGCCATATCAAGTGTGATTCGGTAGTCTTGCAATTCTCTAGTTGCTCCGTTATTAACAACCGTACAATTTTGTACACTTGTAAAATCGACGTTTTCTTCAAATCCGTATTCTGACATTTGCTCAAACCATCTAGAGAATCTTCCTGCAATGTTTAATTCTTTGTGCAACTCTCTAGCCGACAAAGTTAACTTGTCACCATTTGTAGTTACATTAAATAATTCGTTCATTTATTCAATCTTCTTCCTTTCTATTTATGTGTAGCAAATTGTTAAATTTGAATTGTGCCTTTTTTAGACACCATATGTTTAAAAAAAATAGATACCATTTCTTGAGGCGTTAACGAGTATTTATTAGATATTGCTTCCACCTCATCTTTAGTGAAACGTCTACCATGCTTTTCATTCAATTTCATGGAAAAAGTTTGCTCAGAAATGCCTAAATACTGAGATAATGTTTTGCCTGTATCATTATTTAATACCATTAATGACTTTAATTTTTTCTTATCCATTTTATCACCACCTTTTTTTTGAGGTGTCTTTTTAAGACACTTATAGTATATCACTATTTTATCTTTTTGCAACATGAAATGTGCCTTTTTTAGAAACTTATTAAACTGTAAGTTGAATTTCACGATACATATTTGTTAGAATCAATATATAAGGAGGTCACGATAATTTGACAAAGGTATATGAAAATGGAAACAGGAGAAATGATTAAAAAGCTACGTATGCAAAACCATTGGACACAAGAACAATTAGGAGAAAAATTAGGCGTTCAGAAATCTGCGATAGCAAAATATGAAAAAGGAAGAGTTGAAAATTTGAAAAGATCAACAATTCAAAAAATGGCAGAAATTTTTAATGTATCACCACTTGTATTTCTTGGATATGAAGTTGAAGAACGACCAAACAAACAAGACATACGATTAAAGACCATATGTAATAAATTATCTAGCCATAATCTTCTTAATGAATTATTCGACAAAGTATGTGATTTAACTGATAACGATATAGAATCAGTAATAATGTTTGTTGACACCATACGAAAGCAACGAGGAATTGATGAATAATAATCATCTGATAATTAGAGGTAGCACAAAACGTCCGCATAAAAACATGATAAACTTTAAGTGCCTGTAAATAGGCAACTGTATTTTCATCTCTCTCTATTTCATGGAAGGCACACTCGCTAAAGAGTGTGTTTTTCTTTTTACTAATAAAAAAAGCACTAGAAATTAATCTAGTGCATTATCTTTATCCATTAATTTAGCAATTCCTTTATCGGCTTGAGGTAGCCAATGAGCATAAACACTTAATACAGTGCTTAGATTGTCTCCTAAGCGTTTTGCAACGTCATATAAGCTAAAATGTGAGCTTCCATCTCTTACCATATTGCCAATCATATACGAAGCGCATGAGTGCCTTAAATCGTGTATACGAATGATAGGTATTTGTTCTTCGTTGTTTTCGTTTGCAATTTTAATAGCTTCTCTCATCCTCGTTCTAACTGTCGTATTGCATACAGGAATATCTATACCGAACACAAATGATTTTTCAGGAACATCCAACATTTCTTTAAACTCTCTGTATTCATCCGATAAGAACTTGGGCATGGTAATCGTTCTATAACTGTTTGGAGTTTTTGGAGTTGTGATTTTATGTAAATCTTTTGACCACGTTTTTTTAATCGCAATCGTATTATTTTCCAAATCCACATCTTCCCAAGTCAAAGCCAATGTTTCTCCAATTCTCATCCCCATGTAGAATTGATTCGTGAATAGAAGATGATACAAAGGATTTTCAACATAAGGAATAAACAAGTTGAATTGTTCCAAAGTCCAATACTGCATTTCTGTTTTCTTTTCGTTTGGATTTTTAGCCAATTCAACAGGGGAGCAAGGATTTGTTTCTAAATATCCTTTACGAACTGCAAATCTTAACATCTTATTGATTCTAGATAAGTAATTCTTTGCAGTTTCATATCCTACGTTATTAATCATTAATTCCATTGCACATTCTATATCGTGTGTTGTAATGGATTTTATGTTCACATCACCTAAAATATCAATCCATCTTTCAAGCAATCTGTTCTGAACTTTATAGGTGCTTTCTTTTATTCTCTTTTCTGTATATGCTGCATAGATATTAAACAATTCCTCAAGTGTGATATTCTTGTATGGGTCTTTGATATTCTCTTTGAATAGAATCTCCGCTTTTACTGCATCCTTCTTTTTTGGAAAGCCACGTTTCTTATATTGTCTATACTTTCCATTCTTCATTTTGTACGAGCCATAGAAATACCACGTACCTGTTTTTTCATCTTTTTTTACTGCCATGTAATTTTCCCTCTTTCTTTAGATAACACTTAAATTTTATAAAAAACTAGTGAAAATAGGTGAAAAATAAGGCTACTTTATGCCATTATGCCACAAACATATTATTGTTTCCTTTCCTTATAATATATAAACAAAAAAGTCTCCCGCTTGGTAAGGAGACTCTTTTGCATAAGTTTTAGTTATCTTAGAAAGGATGTGTTCATCCATGAAGAACACATCAATAATATAGCATATAATTTTCAAGATTTGTTAAAAAAACAAAAACCATACCTGATGTGGATGAGGTATGGAATCGTTTTGGTGACAGTATCTAAAAAGGGGAGCTTTTAGCAATTGTCACATTTTGTTGTTGTTTATGCTAGTGCCTACAAGAGAAAAGTGAAGATACAATCACACGTCTGCAATCGTCTCTACACAAAAGAGAGCTTCGGCCTTTATCACTCTGCTTTTTCCTAGCAACATGATTATATCATATCAGTATGAATTTTATATAAAAAGAACCACCTTTCAAGTACTTCTAGAATGTACTCTATTCAGTGGTAAGAAAATAATGTTTCTTTGTAGTCGACTTGCATAAAAATAATATTAATCAGTCACGCTTGGTATGATTATAGATTAATACTAATAAATCCATATGCCTAACTTGGATTTGTACATCAAGCTAACATAGACATTATACCATATTGTGGTATTGGTCGCATTGTGCACTCTGCTAATCTATGTGCATATACTATAGCACAAAAAGCAAAGACCGTACAAACATCATACGGTCTAGGAAACTCCTTCTACTCTAGTAGACGAGCTATGAAAATAATAGCACAAAAAATAGTTGAAGGATTTGTGTCATTTTTTTAAATTATGACACTTTTATTGATATTTAATTGTAATTTTTGCACATTTTGTACAATTTTGACACTTATATGTGTTATTTTTGTGCTTTACGCAATTTCTGTTAATGGTGTTGGGTCAACCCAAATACCGCCAATTTTAACAATATTCTTTTGAACATTAACCGCATCAACTCTGATTCTAGTTACATAGACAACTGCATTTGTGGTGTGCAATACATTGTCATTATATCCATCTGAATTTGGCACTTTGTCTACCATACGAATTGGAAACCAACCGCCTAATTGTGATAGGTATGCACATAAATCATCGCCGATTTTCTTCAAACCTTGATTGCCGATTTTCATGTGCACAGATGTAACATAGCTTCCTTCGTGCAAGATTTGGTCGATAGCTTCACTACTTGATTGCGTCGTTCCTACTGGTGTATGAGGGTCTGTATCGATACCTGCATCATTTGTCCATCCAATAGCTACCCCATTACGATCAACACGATATGGATATTTAGCACCTTTGATTACACGTCCGATTGTTCCACTCCAATCTCCTTTTAAGATTTTAGAAGTTCCGTAGCAGTTAACGCTTAATGTATTTGTGCAGATAGGTGTACCGACTGAATACTTTTCACCACTTGGAGCGCTTGGAGTGCTAGGAGCGCTTGGTGCTACAGTCTGACCGTCTAATCTAGCATTTACTTCTTGTGCTAATTGAGGCATTCTATCGTGTAGGAAAGGACCTGGGCAACTTGTACTTGCAAACATTCTATGCTCTGTCAAACTTCCATTTGCGTTTCCTGTGTAATTTAATCTAAATCCGTATCTCTTACAAATATCGACACATAAATTTACCAATGCATTCCATGCTTTAGTTGAGATAGTCCAATTAGGCGCACACGTTTCATTTGCAACTTCAATTGTAATTGATTGGCAATCGTTGTAGTAGTTTGATGATGTCCATGCTCTATTTTCTTCATCAACATTCGAAACAATCGTTCCATCTGACCCGATACAATAGTTTGCACTAGCCATTCTTCCACTTACTTGGAATGATTGAGCACATCTTTCGGCACTCCACTGACACGCCATGTGGTGTGGTGTAATTTTACATACTTTATAGCCACCACGTCCTCGCATATAGTTGTCTGCGCTAGCAGGAATATATTTATTTGTTAAGCTTGAATATGACATTCTTCTTCACCTTCTTCTTTTCCATTTGATAACTCAGATTGAGCTTCTTCTGATAAATCTTCAAATTTTACTTCTTTTTCTTCCATATTTCTTTCCTCCTTAGTTTTTATCTAGCAGAAAGTCTTGAATCTCGTCTCTAGTTTCTTGGAGCTTGTCTTTTTCGTTTTCAGAAAGCATATTGTTGATAATTGCGATATTTGCTTTTAATGTCAAATTACCACGTTGCTTATCTTCTTCTAATCTTTCCTCATGTTCCCCTAACATTCTAGAATGTTCATTCAATTCTTTCTTAATCCCTTCTTGTGTGATAACTAAGCTTTCGATTGATTTAATTCTCTCATTATCTCTTGCTAACCATTCTTCGTGTTTTCTAACAGTTTCTTTTAAATTGTCATTAGGTTTCTTTAGCTCTTTAATAATCTTTACTACTCCCCAAGCGGAAGCAATGAAACCTAGAAGCCATAAAACATATTCTAAATCAATAGTGATAACTTTTCCCATTAGTCACCTTTGACGTTGATTTTATCAATTCCATTATCTAATTGAATCTTAACGTATTCTTCAATTTCATCAAAAGTACTTTGAACAATTTCACTAATCATTTCTTTTGTGATAATTCCATGCAATGCATCAGGTACTAGATCATAAAGCTTACTAACAACTTCTTCAAACTTCTTGCCACCTGCATTAGTTGTATCTTTGTAGTTGTCCTCTGCTTCTTTAATGTAAACAACTGCTTGTGCAGTAATTCTAGCAATCACTTCTTGCACTTCCTTTGCTTTGGTTTTAGCTTTTGTACTGAATTTGAAATATAAAGCTAATCCACCACAAACTAAAGTAGCAACAGTCTGTAATAAAGTTAAAAAATCTTGTACATTCATAAATTTACACCTCCAAAAATATTTCATCTCTCTCATATTTTCTGAGGTACTGTTTTATGGCATCTCAATTATATAATGAAAAGAAAAGGACGTACATTATCGCCCTTTCTCTTTGTCCAAAACATCAATTCCATTCATATATAGAATCTCATTCTGTTCTTGAATGATTTTATTTTGCTTATCAATAATATCTAATAAATATTGAATATACTCGAAATTACTCAAAATCAATCAACTCTTGATATTCTGCTTTAGTGATTTTATTTTTATTATAAGCTTGTTCAACTAAGAAAATATAATTATCTTTACTATATTTTCCATCAATCACTCTGCTTTTCTGATTATTCAAAATCCTGTACATGAATCATTCCCTCCGTTTCTTCTTCGTCAACAGGTAATTCAATGTCTGCCATACAAGCAACGTATTCTGTTAGAAACTTTTGATTTGCCAATTCGTCTTTTGTAGATTGAATTTGAGAAGCTTGGTATTCTTCTTCCGCTTGTTTGTCGATAGAAACATCTAATTGTTTGATAATCATACTTTTATCTCCTTCCATAGATTAGCGTAATACGCATCTATTCTTTGCAATAACTTGTACGTATTCCCTAATTCAGCGTGTGATTTCCAACTATTAAGGCTTGCATCAATTTCTTCTTTTGTCATTTCACCTTTCTTAGCTTTAATGACTTGTTTCTTTAATTTTCGCCTTTCATGTTTTATGTTTTCTGAACTTAGGTTGTAATAAACCTTGCCCGTTTTTGATAATGTAGCTTTAAATCCAAGAAACATAAATCCTTTATCTATTCTTATAATCTTGGCTTTCTTTGGGTTAGGTTCAAACCCTAATTCGATTAACTTATCACAAACTATTTTCTTCCATTGTTTCGCTTTTTCTTTGTCATTTGTAATCAAATATGAATCATCCATATATCTTATGAAACTTTTGCAATGTAGTTTTTCTTTGATGAAATGGTCTAATTCATTCAATAAGCTTATACCAGCAATCTGAACCATTTGAGAACCTGGATTATATCCAATATCTCCTGAATATTGTGTATCTAACACATCTTGAGACATACTAGCAGTATCTGAATCGCACATCTTATAAAAACATTCATTAACATCTTTATGCCTCATGTTTTGATAATATCCATGTATATCTATCCATACAACATAGCCTACATTCGTTTTGTTGTTGATGTAATATCTATGAAGATATTGTCTCATTACATCCATAGCTTTCTTTGTTCCTTTGAACTTTTGACAAGCTATATTTGTATAAACAAAGTGCTTTGTTGTTTGAGGATATAATGAATTATCGTTAATACTACGTTGATAAACTCTATCTCTAAAAGGAATACTTAAACATTCCCTTCTTTTTGGATATGTAACAACAATCGGTTTAGGCTTTCTGTTTATCCATGTATCGTTTTGCAATTGTTCTTCCATCTTCAAACAATTTTCTACACCATTTAAAACAAATGATTTAACGCTAGGTTTCCAAGATACATTTTTCTTACATTTCAACATTGAATCAAACAATTGATCGTAGTCTGTAATATATTCTTTTATTTCCAAAATAATAGTTTCCTTCCGTCATAGTTAGCTACCATCTTTTTTTAAGAGGCTCTAACATCGGTGGCAAAATACACTGATTTATGTATATTATGCGGTATTGTTCGCTCTAATGAGCAGGGATGAGATTCCTTGTTTACACATATCAAATCGTATCAACATCTAAGGTTGACCATATAGTTTAAATTGATAAACAATCGGGGCGAACGGACTCGCATAAGAAGCGCCGTTGCCGTTGACATAGCCACTAGTGCTCACAAACCACGTAAGACAAGCATAGCCTCGGGAGGCTGAACGCAACCGGACGCCCTGAGAATCAACCTACATCCCGTATTAGTATTTATTAATAATTACTAATTGATATATTTTGCATATCGCTCTTTATCTGCATTATGCCATGCGATATACATTCTCTTTACTGTTACTACTTGCTTAGTCCAATATTTAACACGTTTTCCACGGATATTAAATAATGTTTTAGCTACATCTATATCAGACAATAAATCTATACAAAGGAAAATGGCTTCACGTTGGTATCTACTGCGTTCTTTCCATCTTTCATGTCCTGTCTTACCTTGAACATAGATTGCATTTGCTCTTTTTCCTAGCCTGTATATATCTTTTGCCTTCTTAATCATGTCACCCGTCATTGTCTGATAATACTCAGGCGGAAAATTGTTTGTGTTTGAACAAATCTTTACAGTATACAAAGACAAGTTTCTAGCTTCCCACAAACAATCCAACATTTTATTTGTTGGTGTATCAGGTACATTTCTTTCATTTACATTAGTTGCCATTTAATGATTCCTTTCATTGCATGGGGCAGTACGTTGTCTGCCCCGATTTTAGATTTATGCGACACAAACAAGCGGGGCGAACGGACTCGCAAAAGAAGCGCCGCCGCCGCCGACATAGCCACTAGTGCTCACAAACCACGCACGACAAGCATCGCCTCGGGAGGCTGAACGCAACCGGACGCCCTGAGGTGATGTTTTGTTAGCAATTGAATACTCAACCATATTTGGATAATCTGTCCACCATTCGCATGGAGTTGTACGTCCGCTTCTTCTTTTCCAATAGGTGTGTACATCACCTTCTCCGCTCGTTTGTGGTTTAATGAACATCTGTGATAATGAAGGCAACGTAACATAATCATACGTGATGTCCTCTGCACCTTCATCATTAACGGTATTAGCATAAGTAACTACCTTTACTTTTTTTAAACAATTTAGCATTTCATCAGGCATGCCACAAAGGAATCCATCTTTAGAAGCTAATTGGTCAGGACAAATATCCCATTGATCCTGAGGTGTCCACCACTGCCCTTTTGGCTTACTTGAGTTTAGCCATTGTCGTAACGCAGATGTTTTCCATCTGTTCCATCCATATGCCATTTCTTGTACTGAGTTTAAATTTCCACTTCGGCTATCATATGGGATTGTTCCTAGATTTGTTCCACCACTACCAACAGTAACATTGACTGTTTCGTTTAATGTAATCCCGTCTTTTCCATATGAATAAACCTTCCAACTTGAAGGTGCGGTATCTGGTGCTCCATAGCATCCAGCTAATCTACCACCTCTTTCTACAGGATTAGTTAATGTGAATTGGTAGTTAATTCCTGGTTTAACATTATTTCCCCATGTCTTTGCAAAATCAAAATTGTAAGTACCAGCACTAAGTCCATCAGGACACGCTAGAAACGCTCTCTGATGCGAAAATTGAATTCCGAAAGGTAAAGTATAGTGCGTTTGCAACCACATTCCAGGGACTACTTCTCCGTCCTCTAGAGTCATATCCTCAAAATGATTGACTTGCCAAGGCAACGTATACTTCTTGTTCGAGTCCGCAGTATCAGTCCAATCCTCTAATAATTGTGTACCAATAGCAAACGCACTTTCACCAACTCCATTTGCAATTAATGTTCTTACCTTCTGCCAATCCATTGATTGATGCGAAATTCCGTTTTGAGCAATAATATTTAATGCTTTTACAATTTTTTCTCCTGTTTCATCCGTTAAAATTTTGTGTTTTGCCATTATTCTTGTACCTCCTGAACAATATATCCTTCTTCGTCTACAGATAATCCCAACGCTTCAAATTCTTCTCTAAGCCTACTTACGCCTAAAGAATCATCTAATTGTTGGACTGTACCTTGTTTGGTAGCTTCATTATCTTGGACGATAATTAAATCTGTTTTTGAAATGCCTTTGCTTGAAGGCAATTCTGCAATTCTAACACCCATTTATATACCTCCTAACTGCCATAGTTTGTATGACGTAGAATCTTACCTTTCTTATTGAAATAAACTGCTTTTACTTTCTTTATTACTCCGTTATCGTTGTAGAAAACTCTAGCAGTTCTAAGCCTTTCTCTACCAAGAACATCAACAATCAAGTTATCTCCATTCTTAGCTAAGATGTCTACTCCGCCTTTTGTAAGGATGTTTTCTTCATACGTATTTGAGTTGTAGGCAATCTTCAATTGGTCAACCAATGTTTTAAAATCGAATGTAGCACTATCTGATTTAGAACCGAAGTTATCAACTACACGAACGTATAATGTATAACTTGTTTCAGGGCTTAAATTGTCTAAATTAATTTGCGTATCAGTTCCTACATTAATCCAATTTGAATTGTCTAGCGGATATTCGTAATGATCTATTGTAGCTCCTTCATTTACAGAGAATCCATACCAATAAAACATACCGCCAAACGGTGTTAACCGTGTACATTCAATACCACCTACATTTGGTTTTTCAGGGTTCAACGTCGTAAATGATGTACTAGCTGCCAACGAAGGTTGACCATAGTTATCAACCATTCTTACATAGAATTTATACTTCGTATTTGGCTTTAAATTGCCAAGGATCAAGCTTGTTTCTTTTCCTCGGTCTGTCCAATTATTTTCATCATTAGATGTTTGATAAGAATAATCAGTAGCCATATCTCCTAATGAGAATCCGCTCCAACTAACTTTTGCGGAGTTGGATGTTATCGAACTTGAAGAAACACTTCCTTTTGAAGGTGCATTAGGATATTTAGTGGTAGCAGTAAAATCGACCGCTTCACTCCAAACTCCATTGTATTTCCTTTTAAAACGATAATATCCAGTGTATTTTGTGTTCGGCTTTAACCCTGTCCATGTATCTACAAAAGGAGTATCGGCATTTATTACTTTATTCCAATCCGTCCATGTTTTCCCGTCACGACTCCATTGGTTTTCCTCAGAATAAAACGGAACAGAAATTGTACAGTACATTGTATTGTATGTACTTCCAACATTGCTTATTGTTGCTTTTGGTGCAGTTCTATCAATATTAGGAAGCGAAATGTATACTACGTTTGCGCTTGTAGGACTTCCTATAGCTCCTGTATATGTTCCGTTAAACCAATAATATACTTCACTTGATGCATTACCATTAGAATCATGGTTAACAGTAAATGAACCATTATGTAGAATATATTCCTTGCTTGTACCAGCTCCACCATCTGTTAATGTAGCATGGCTACTGTAATCCGGCGCTCCTGTAACACCAGCTGACCAATCTTGTTCAACACGATAACCTGAATAGTTTGGGTTTTTATTTTCAACTAAAATCCTAGTTCTTGTATGGACTGTAGACCTATTATTTATAGCATCTTGTTCGCTCCGTGCGTATACTTGGAAATACATATTGCATTTGCCACTGTATGTCCAAATCAGATGGGTTGCAAGTAATTCCCATCCTCCACCTACATAAGCCATAGATTAGTCTCCTATCTGAAAGTAGAAATATCCGTTAGGACAATTTGTTGTAGTAGGGTCGGCAGTTCCAACTTTATAACGAATCGCTTCAATATTTACTGCATGGTTTTCATCAGGCGGTATCGTTACGTTATTAACCTTGATTGTTTTGATAGGCACTAATTGATCTACAACTTCTTGTTTAATATATCCAGCATCATTTTGAAGTTCAGATACATTTTTAGGGATTTCAGTTTTCTTTGCATAAACACTAGCTAAATCTAGATTGACAATATAATCAACAGGACTAATTGTATTTCCATCTAATTTAATAGTTGTGATAGGCACTTGAATAGCAATGTTTTTTTTGTTGTCTTTGGCAATGTTTGTCCCGTTTACAGAAATTGTCTTTACGAATTGATTTAGAATTTCCATTAAATCCAATTGATTAGAAATATCACCAATCATATTTCCCCATTTGATTTTCAGATTCGCATGGTCATTGATTACTTGAATTTCTTTTCCGTTGTAGATATAGAACAATCCTTTTGAATCCACATACGCATGGTCTCTGCTTGGATTAGTAATATCATTTACAGAATCAACGATTTCTAGCCAAAATTGACAATCACCGTCTTTTAAAGGAAATACTACCGCCATATCTTTATTACATACTACAGGTTGCATATTATTTTCCTCCAGCTTTCATAATGTCTGCAAAACAAGATGCACAAGAAGTAATTTCTACACCTAAGAACTTAGTGCAAGCTTCAATGAACTTCTTGTTAATCTCCAAAGCAATATTCAATAATTCAGGGTCTCTATCCGAAGCTTGATACGCTTCAAATGCAGTGTACATAGCCATACTTAAATGTTTAACTAAACACCACTGTTCTCTATCCCCTTTGCCACCAAAAGAATTGTATAGATAAAGCATTTGAGAACGTCTGATATTGGCATAATCATCAATTTCATCCTTTAGTGCTTCAATCTTTTCTAAATTATCAGGAATTTCTTCTTCACTAATCAATCCGTTTTCAACCTCAGAAATACGTTTTTCTAATAAGGTTTTAGCGTGTAGTTCTGCACTTGCAATTTGTGTAAAACTACGGATAATATCTTCTCCAATTCCCGAAGTGCTATATTTGTTTTCCATCTACACAACCTCCTTTTTGTATGCTTTGATAGACAATCTAGCAGACTGTTGTTTTTGTTTTCTTTTAAAGTCAATTTGTTGACTGTTCAATTTCAATAGCGATATGGCAGACTGCCAATCTCTAGGATTTTGTTTTACATGATTTGATAGGTTTTCAATCCTTTGTTCATATCTATTCATAGATACCTCTTATCTGTTTACATGACTATATTTAAGATAATTTACTAACGTACAATCAAAATTTCCGTTTCCTGTTACTTTGATTGTTTTATATCCTGGATCTAATATTCTATTTCTCTCATCCTCTGAAAGATATCCACAAGCTTTAAGAACATCAAAATTCGAGTATTGCCCAGGCCATAGTCCATTGCCTGTAATCCACGCTCCGTTGAATTGCTGCTTGAAATATGGTGTCATGTCTATTCCTTCAATCTCAACATTAAAGTTTGTAGCAGTAGAATTATCTATTACTAGTTTAAACTCAAAACGCTCATAATAAATCAAATCCTGAGAAATTGACATTCCTATTACCGCTGGTTTAGAACTTGAACATCCCCATCTAGGGAACTCGTACCCATAAAAATCAACTATATGGTTTCTACGTTGAATGGAATTGTATCTTCCTTTTTCTTTCAAATCATAGACACTATCAGCTAATATATTTATCGCCTTACTAATATCCATAACTAACCACTCTTTCCGTCTCTATCTGTTCTTAGGAATTTCTCTAGAGTCAATGTGTCTATTTCAACTCCTGTTTTATCTATTTCTCTTTGTAGGTTTGTGATATAGAACCAATCATCTTGCTTTAAAATACGTTTCATGTATCTGTTACAACTTCCCAATTGCAATAAATTGAGATCATAAATAAATCTGATTCTATCACCTACATTTACTTCTTTAGGCAACGCTTCACAAGAAGTGTTGATAGAAAACTTTCTTCTTGCATTAATTAGTTTTCTACAGGCACAATCATATACAACCTTGGCCGCATAAATTCTATCGTTATCAGTAATGATAGTAGTTCCGTTTGTAGACTCAGGGTCAATGTTCTGTTGTACATAAACACTCTTTACTCTGAAAATACCAATGATATTTGATGTACTTATTGTTGTGGTATTGCAATACGGATAAGGTTGGTTTTGGCCAAAGAAATTAGCTCTACCATTACCAGCATCTGAAACGTACATTGCAACGTGTGATGCAGGTGTGTCACCGCCTCTACCGAATATGCACCAATCGCCAAATTGAGGTGTATCAACATAATCAAAGAATTGAGAATAGCCTAATTCATCTCTGTTATACCAAATGTAATCTGCATATCCATCACCGCCAATAGCTCTTGTAGGGTCGGGATAATTTAATGTTTGCAACGCTTTTTTCCATGCATCTACACATTGATATGGTTGTTCAGGAGGCACACCATCCATGTCGATAGATTGACCATTCCATGTGTTGATAAAATTCTGAGCGTTCCAAGGACGAGATTGTGTTTTATCCGTATCGGTTGTAGTTCCGTTATCGTCTTGTTCCCATTCAGGAATCAAACCATAAATACGTTGAGCAAATTCAATACGTTTTTGATACTGTAAATCAATAGATGTATCACCACGTTCATAATCTGCCATAAAAGCCATTACCATGTAATTCATATCGGCTTCCATGTGTGACCATTGTTGGAATGTGATGTTATATGAAGGAGTAGGAATCCAAGGCCCATTTGTAGCGTTTGTTGACCATTCTTCAACTAACTTAGCTACTTCCCCTTTTCCGTACATTGTGTAGCTTGAATATCCATGAGAACCAAGCCAATTGGTGATTCGTGTGTACGGAGTCCATTGAACCAATCCAAATCCTTTTTGAGAATCAGGAACATCACCCATTTGATACAAGTTAGGGTTTAAGGTTGATTCTACGTGACACGAACCACATAAAGCAGCAATAGCAGATTTGCTCCAAATGTCTTTTAAAGAGTGCCATAAGGCTTTAGCATTGTTTATTTCCTCTGTATCCGTCAAAAATCTTTGCTCTTTAGGAATTACCCATTTATAGTCTTTAGAGTCTTTTGTCATGTCCTCTAGACTAAATGGCGATAAATCATCAAAAGCAAATGTTCCTTCAATGAATACACCGCTTTCATATCCAACTGATTCCGTATCAATAATCGAATACTCCAATTGATTGTTAGGAGCTAATTTAGGAAAGTCTACATATTCATAATCACGCTCGTTATTTATGTTTGATCTCAAAATAACTACAGGAAACTTAGGGTTCTGTAAGCTTTTATCGTTATATACTTCTCTTAATGACAAAGAGGACATACCACTATCAGATTTATTAGCATAAACTGTAGCTAAGTTAATAACATCCGAAAAATTGGTTTCCATTGTTGGCTCACCAATGATTCTGTAGTTTCTTCCTAACGTTGGTTTATTAGAAAGCATAACAGGTTGTTTCTTTCCAAAATATCCAACTTCAACTTGCTTATCATTTGTAAATGGAACTCTCCAATAAACAGATTGTGTCAATTCACAAGTTTTAGTAAGTGCATCCAATTTAGATTGTCTAGAATAAACATAGTCGATCTTTTCGTTATCAATCTCAGTTTCAAAATTCATCTTCCACTGAGTCGAATAATACATATCTTCGCTTTCGTATACGTTCTTTATAAGGGCGTTTTTAACCGCATAATTTGTTGGGACTTGTCTGTATTCCCATTCGTTGATTACATGCGTTAGAGATATGTTTAAACCACTTACAGAGGGTTTATAGTTGGTAATCATTCCGTAGAAAACTCCACAATCCATGATTACCCTCATTTCTTTTCTTCCTGAGATTAAATCGTAGTATTCGTTAGGAATTGTGATTTGCATTTCAGGTACTGTCATTAACTCGTTTGAAAAACTGATTGTGCTTAAAGCCTCTCTGAATCTTTTCTTAACTTTTCCAAATTCTAATATTTCAAAGTAAGGAATCATATTTACTCCTAACTACCAATTTTGCCTTGTCCTACCCATTTACCATTTTTTCTGATTCTACTTGACCCTTGGTTTTCTTTATTCGCTTTATCAGCACTATATTTGCCAATAGTGGCCCAGGAGCCTTTAACTCTCTTTTTAAACCATCCTGTAGCTCTATCCAAAGAATAGAACACTTTACCTTTTCTTACTGCCCATGGTCTAAAATCAGGGATAACTTGTTGAATAGAATATATATTCTCGTAAGGTAATGTAGCATCTTCACCTCTTAATTCAACTTTAACGTGTGTTGTATCTGTCGGAAGTTGTAGCTTACCACTCCATTGACTATTTTGTGCTACTGTTTCCCAACCTGATGAATAAGCTAATGGCCATGTATCTGCATGAGAGAATATTACTTGATTGTAAATCTCTCTCCATGAGGCTTTATTGTTGTTAGAAACGCTAATGATCAAAATATAGTTGTATCTTCCGCCATACTGTACATACTTTCCGTTTCCTGTATATTGACCAGCATCCGTTACACCATATCCAACTAAATCTAATGTGAACGTAACACCATAGTTTCCATCATCTGAAAAGTTGATACCTTTTCCATAGCCTTTTGCATGGGCGGTAGCAAGTGGGAATCCAAAGTCTGCGGTATCGCCTGGATTTCCACCTAATACTACGTTTGCGTATGGCCCTGTGTTATCGTAAGCTCCATGAAAGTTTTGCCATGCCATTAAACACCACCAGCCAAATCATTCTCAGAACTTCCGTTATTAGTACGGATGTATGAATTTCCATCAGGAGTACCACCAAAGATATTTATATTACCTGTAGCAATGCTTCTTCCGTCATTGAATTTTCCTTCAAATACAGTATCTCCTGTTTGTTTCCATGCTCCACTGTTTTTAAGATTTGTAAGAATCTTTTCAACCGCACTGTACATATCTCCAATGCTGCCTTCAAATTTTCCGACCTTATTTTGTAAATCTCTGATAGCATTCCAAATCTTTTGGATTTCTGCCCATAGCTTTTCGATTTCTTCCCATTGTCCACAATCAGAACAAATCATTACATCCATGATACTGATTAAATTCTTTTCCAAATCTTTGATAGCTTCTTTTGCATCACAAACATCATATGTATCAATCTTTTCTAACAACCCACCTAATAAGCAATCGTTCATATCGTGCATATCTGTACAGTTGTTATGGCCCTTATTTTCAAACCCTTGATTTGCTTTAAGATTTGCACAAATAGCATCTGTTACACCTTTTTGAATGAAATTACTGCTTGTAGCTTTCAAAGAATCGCAAGCAGAACAAACATCTTTATTCATTTATGTGTACCTCCTAATCTCTACAGATAACGAAGTTTACCTTGTTATCATTTACAAAACGAGTGTGTAGAGATATTTCATCATCTTCTATCCAATCAACATAAATAGAAAGGAACTGCAACCAATTCGTTGTTTCTCCAGCTTTTACTGTTCCACTCATGCTTAATTCCACTGTTTTGTTAATATCTTCTTCAAATGAAGCGTTTGTTGTTTTTGAATAAACCAACGACCCACTCTTATTAGGAACACGAATCGAAACAGTAGGAGCTGAACCAGCTTGAACTCCTGTCATTTTATAAGAGTAGTGTTTCAATGTAACACTGTTGAATTTGTATGTAGCACTCTTATCTTTGTTAGGCTTCATACAGAAATCTACTTTTCCTGTAATAACTCCGTCAGCTACTTTCTCGTAATCACTAGTGTGAATCCAATCTGAATATCTGAATGTGAAATTACCTTGTCTGTCAATTTCAACGCTCAATCCAGGTGTAGACTGTTCAATAGTATATTGCGTCTCGATTGCCAAATTTTGAAGTTGAAGATTATACAACTGGTCTTGCAATCCACACATCCAACAAATCATAGCTGCTTTCATGTTGTAATCATTGTTGGCATATTGACTCATGAATAATTTCCAATCACACAAATCAAATCCATCTATGATGTCATACAAGCCTTTTGTAAGACAATCATTGGCATTTTCCATGTCTGTACACGTATTATTACCATTATCAGGATTTAAGCCTGTATCGTTTCCTAAAGACGTACAGATTGAATCTGTGACACCATTTTGGATAAACTCTGCACTGCTATCTTTTAACTTTCCACAAGCAGTGCAATAACTTTTTACATTCGCCACTGCAAGCCTCCTTAATTTGTAAGTTCATCAACATCTATATATACACAAGCCATCTTACAACATGAGCCTGTGACCACTAATCTATTCATTCCATGATGTACTGTGAACCCAAATTCATCTTCGATCACTAGATTATCTAAATCTACTTCCTCTGATGCACAACATCCATCCGCAGTAAAGTATAAGTTCCAACTTGAATCAAGTGTTAAAATTCCATCATATTCACCTAAAATCATCATTTTGTTTCCGTTGATTTCAATTTCAGGGTTTTGGAATTTACCATCTAGAATCAATTTGACCTTATCGGTATCTAATACTGTTCCACTGTAGAATCTTCCAGCAATTGACTCAATACAATAATCTTTTTTACAGATTTTGTTCTTAATCAAATCATCACCGAAAATTTGTTCGCCTTTGATGCAATCATAGACAATCTTGTATGAATTGCCACAATTCATAAAATCTTCCAATGCTTTAGTTCCCATTACGCATAAAGATGTTTCCTCTGTAATGTCTCCACAATCGCATAAACACGAATTGCAAGTTTCCATATCAGGGGGGCAAGTAACACAACACGATAAGCACTCTTGAGCATCTCTGAAATCCTCACAATCAAGGATATTACATACAGAGTAAGGAACTAAGAATGTTTTCTTTGTATCTGCAATATGCCATACACCTTCCCAAAGTTTAAAATCAATATCCATTGATAGATAACCTTGGTATTTTTTGTAATCTTCACTAAATCCTGTGACATAGGCCCATGCCCAAATCAATTTGTTATCTTGAATTGCCCATAATCTTCCAGGTTTAAGCAAATTCAAATTGAAATAGTCACGTAGGAATCTTCTATCTTCATCATGAAAATGTTCATAATTAAAATTCAATGTTAAGGACAAATCACCTTCCGTAAGAAACTGTTGATTCTTTTGGAAAGCAACATAACTACCATGTCCGTAACTGTATTCTTGCGTTGCAGTCTTTGTGTCTTGCTTTAGAGAGGCAGAGGAAATCTCCTCTGCACTGTCTATTACAAGATCATTGAACTGAACGTATGTTTTTAATGGGTTTAAGTTATAACAAGTCATTATGCCAAACCTCTCAAGCATCTACCTACTTTGATAGCCTGCCTTCTTTCGTTTCCTTCGTTGAAAGCGATACTGTTATTCGTAACACGATTATCGTTATTATTGATAGTCACATTCTTGTTAACAACACTTCCAACTTGAGAACCATATCTAGTAGACAACTCTCTAAACGCACCTTTCAAATCCATGTTATTTACTTTATCCATGAAGCTTTGACCTGCGTTCTTAACTGCACTACGTTTCATTACATACTCACCAGGAGTCAACATAGCTGGTACTGTATCTGTTCCACTAGGCTTCATAACGACAGGTTGTCCGCCTCGTTTTAAGTAAACTGGGCCACCTTTAGCAAACTTCATATTGTTTCCTATTGATTCGTTACCTCTGTTTACTGTAGGAGTGGTTGTACCGCCTGTATTAATGCTTCCTGATTGATTGTTGAACGCATTTTTAAATGCACTTCCTAAGTATTGTCCTAAATCTGTGAATCGTGTTGAATATCCATACATCATAGTAATCTGATTAGAGATTGAACTAGACATATTAGAGATACCTTCACTGAATCCACTCACAACATCTTTTCCAAACTTCTTACCTACGGATTTGAAGCTTTTCTTCTTCAATGAAGCTTTAGCATTATCAATCTTAGTTCCAAATGAACCTTCAATATCAATACTTTTGAAACCTTCAATAATTCCATTGGCCATATCTGTACCAGAGGTATTAAATTCAGACTTCATGTTTGATAAAGTTGTTGCCATATTGTGGAATGAAGTAACGATTGAGTTTACTTCTGTAACAACATCTGTAGTAGCTTCTCCAACTTTCAATCCTTTAACATTGTTTAGGAATGTCTGAATACCTGTTGTAACTTCTCCAACCTTAACAAAATCTAGATTTAATCCAACGATAGAATTTAAGCTTTCACACGTTTTTTTCAACTTAGAAACAGTTTTATTAACTGTGTCCATATTCTCTAGATTTTCTGTTAAGCCTTTATTGGTTGCCATTTCATTCACTGCATTTCCAATACTCTTAATATTGGCTCTCAGTGTTTCAAAGTCGAAATCAGTTGAATACACGTTCAAAGTTCCAAACTTGAGGATTATATCACCTAAAGTTGTAATCGCCTTTAGTGCGTTGTTAAATAGCTTAGAATCAGGCATTTGTCTTAAGTTATAAGACAACATATTCTTGTCTTTTCCTGTTCCAACACCAGCAACAGAAATGTATCCAATTGCTTGAGAAATACTAGAGATTGTCTTTTTAATATCCTCTGCATTTGGTAAAGGATTGTTTGTGATTGTTGCTTGCAAGTTTCCAAATTCAGGAACAATCTGTTCCAAAATCTTCAATGTATCTAGGAACTCTTGAGCATTTGTAGAGTTTAAATTAGATTTAATACTCTTTGTAACATCAGGGAATACAATTTTTTTCATTTCACTAACAACACTAGCGACATTCTTTAAAATGCTTGTACAATTCTCAACGTTAATTGAACTTCCATTGATACTAGACATCTTAGAAAGGCTAGAAGCCATTGTTGTATAGTTCTTAACAATACTGTTTGCATCCGCAATGTTTGTTGCACTTGAAGTACTAACTGTAGGAAACTCAAAATCATTAATATTCTTGATTACATCTTGAATATCTTTGAATTGATCGTTGAAAGAACTGCTATCAATACTCATTCCTTGCACTTTTGAAATTGATTCTCCAATAGTAACAAGTTTCTTTAGAATCCTAGTAATATTCCAAGTCTCCATATTTTTCCATAAAGACTCAGAACTTTTAATAACTTGACTCCACCAAGAAGAATATGTTCCTCCACCTTCAAACATATCTATGACATCCATAATTCCTTGGATTTTCTTTTTCAATCCTTTTGTGTTTGAAGGAACATTCTTATCGACTTCTTGCATAGCCTTAGCACAAGCAATCAACGTACCAGCTAGTCCTGTTGTTGTTACCATTCCTAGCACTTGGGCCAATGTAGTGATTCCACCCGTTAGGACACCGGCACCACCTTGAATACCTGTAATAAGTGTCATAGAGCCAATGCACTCAAATAAGCCTAATAACTTATCATTAAATGTGTCAAATCCATCAGGCATAGTCTTATCTAGCTCTTGCATAGCTTTTGCAAATAGCCATAAAGCTCCGCCTTGACCAATCATCATTGCTAATCCTGTTAATGCATTGTTCATCTCTAATGCTTTTGAAACTGCTGTATTAAGTGTGTTAGCTCCCATCATCAATCCCATTACAGAGAACAAATTTGTTAATCGCATAGGCAATGTTGTAATGTCATTTGGAACATTCTTTTCAATTTCCTTTATCGCTTTGCAATAAAGAATAATTGTTCCTGCCCCACCAGCTATGATAGCTAATGAAGATAATTTATTTTTAAATCCTTCTACATCAAAAGTTTTTGGTGTGCCTGCCGCAGTAGTAATCTCATCTGAACTCTTGAATGCATCTTTAATAGAACTAAATTTACTTCCTAATTTTCCTAGGAATGGAATATTGAAACTTTTTCCTTTGAATTTTGAAGAAATGTTTACTAAATCTCCTAAAAGGCTAATTCCACCGCTTCCAAGTTTCATTAACTTACCAGCATACTTTAATCCAATACCAATTTGGATGTAGTCTGATACGAAACGTCCTAATCCTTTAGAAAAGCTTCCGTCTCCCATTTCGGTGATTTTATCTTTTGCAAAATTATATAGACCGCTAACAAGAGGCTTGAAGAAATCAATTGCTCCTTTGAAATCATCTAATCCTTGTTTAAATCCACCAACAAAATCTTTGAAACTAAACGTTTTTAAAACGCTCAATAATTCAGAGAACTTCGTTTTAATGAAGTCTATGCCTTCGCCAATTTCTTTTTTATGGCTTCTAATGAAGTTTGCTCCTATATCTCCTAAGCCTTCAACTTTTTGAGAAAGTTTATAGATATTTCCGTAAATTGTAGCTCCTGTTAATTCCGTTGAAACCTCATCTAATGCACCTAACCACTTTTCTTCGGCTTTACTAAATCTCTTAGGGATTAAGTCAAGACCGTTTGAGATTGTGGCTACAGATGATTTAACCATAGTTGCCAACGAATTTAGGCCACCACCACCTTTTTCATCCAATTCAATCAGAGCATCTTCAAATTGTTGTAATGAAATAGTTGGATTTGAACCTGTAAATGCTTCTCTAAACTCTGCAAATGACATATTAAATTTCTTTGCAATAGCAGTTAAGGCTGGTGTCATACCTGCATCTTCCATTGATCTCAATGTACGAGCATCCATTTTAGAACCCATGATTTGAGAATACTGAGTAACCGCATTGTTTACCCCCTCAGAATCACCACCGAATGTCAAAATGGAATCATTAATTGCCGAGAATAGCTTTTGAGACCTATCTAAATCATGATTGATTGAAGTAAATCTCGTAACATGGCTTAGAGCGTCATCTAAAGTGGTTGGTAGGCCCAAAATGCTTTCATCTAGGTTATCAATCATCTTTTGGATTTTCGTTGTAGAATCGTCTACATCACCTACTACAGTGGACAATGTTCTTTTCGCAACTTTGATTGTATCGTATCTTTTAACACCGTTTGAAAATGCTTCGCCCATTGCGTTTTGTGCACCTGAAACCAATCTATACAAACTAGGATATCCAACACCTTGTACTAAGAATCGTCCAATATCTCCTATTGGATTGTTTTGGAAATTCTTGGCAATGTTCAACATACTAGAGCCTAGATTTGACATTTTATTTCCGACATCAAATGTAACCTTACTAGCAGCTTTCAAAGCTTTAGCAGCTTGTTGAAGATTGTTTAGTTTATTCAAACTATCTTGATAGCCGATAACTTGTGACTCAATATCAGCTTTTGTGTTTCTTACATCATTCTCTTTTTCGATTGTTTCATCTAGCTTTTTATTTGTATCTTCTAACTTAGAAGAATCAGCTTCTAATTTTATTTTTTCTTTATCTAAATCTGCGATTGAATCATCAATCTCATCAACCAATTTTTGAGCATCATTTAATTCACTGATGTTAGCTTCAATCTTTATCTTCTCTTTGTTAAGATTGTTAATTTTCTTTTGTACTTCATCAATTTCAATGCCAACCTCTCGCATATCATATTTGAGAGCTTCACGTGCACTGTATAGGTCTTTAAGCTTGTCGCTTTTATCGTTTTCACCTAGTGTAATGTCATTAATGACATCATGAATTTCATTGGCATTTGCTTTTAAATCAATATCAATAGAAAGCTTTTTATTGTTCAAGGCTAATAACTCTTTTTTAAGCTCACTAATATCATCTTTAATATCCAATAATTGATTCTTGAAATTAGCTAGATTATCCAAATCAACTTTTAAAGAAAGTTTTTGTCTTTCCAAAGCTTCCTTTTCTTTTTTGATTTCTTCTAATCTTGCCTTAATTTTTTCTAATTCATTAGTGCTAGCATCAAATTTAAGCTTTGCCTTTTCAATATCTTTTAACTCTTTTTCAAGTTGTTTTATCTTTGCTTCGGCATCCTTAATGTCAAGGACTAACCTAGCACCGACTTCACGTACTGACATCTTCGGACTCCTTCGCTAAATCTGTTTTCTGCATGAAATGAACCGCATATCTGTCAATCTGAGGTATTTTCTTTTTAGAATTTTTATTTGCCTCGTTAATTTCATTCCATGTTTTATCGCTTTGTAGATTTGCGTAGTACCCAAAGGCTACAACTAATTCAGAAACACCCCAATGGTCTAATATCTCATTGGGGCGTATTTTTAGAATTTTACCGACATAATGAGCCATGGTTGAATAAAGATTTAGTTCTGCAACATAAGACTTTGCTTTTTTTACTGAATCCTTTTTATCATCCCCCTTATCAATTATTTGATAAAAACTGTTTCTACCTCATTAAATAATTCAGGATATTTGATAATTAGGCTAATCATGCAAGTTAAAACTGAATATTGCATCATGTGATCTTCATAAAATTCATCTAATCCTAAGAAAATTGCAACAACTTTATAAAGTCCATCAACTAAATTTGTAGAGGATTGAGCGTATAAATGGAAAATCTGTTCGTTTGCTTCATTCATATACGCTTCATAAATCTGAACCATAGTTTTGCTCACTTCTTCATCATCTGTGTCTGTTGTAACGATTCCATCTTTTCCTTCAATGAATTTGTGACCATAGTATTCCTCGATTTCTTGGAATTTTTCTTTATATGGGTCTAGGATTTGTTCTGCATCCAATAGCAATGGTTTTACTTCGATTAAAGCTTCTACCATCTTCATATCTTGTCTAGGAGATAATGTTAGATTTTCAAACTTCTTATCGAACATAACATATTGCCCTACCCTTTTAGCATTCTCAGGAACATCAATTTTATGTTCTTCGATTTCTTTTTCAGTGAATCTAAAACTCACTTCAATATCAATTGTTTTAACATCTGTCTTATTTGCATCACCAACAACTGCAATTTCACCACCATTGCCATAGACTGCGTGAGGAGTATCATCCTCACGAGCTACTTTTAACTTTTCAATCATGGCATTTAACTGTGTTGGTTCTAAAATCTTTTGTTCTTCCATCTCATTTGCCTCTCAATTTCTATAAATTAGCGTTAGCTTTGTTTACTACATAAACTTCATACCAGTTTCCACGAGTATCTTTCTTGAACGCTAAACTAAATTCAAACGCTCCATCATCAGGGATACCCATTGGGAATGAAGTGATTTTTGCATTGTGGTAAGTAAATACTTCCGCAGTTCCATCACTTCTATAACGAGTGATTGTAACTTTTGCTCTCTTATTCTTTAAGCTATCGTTGTTTGCTACATAGTGTTGCAATACATCAACAGTCATTGGATAAGAAATCTTTAATGTTTTACCTACTAAATTTTTGTTGAAGTAAATTTTTGAACCCTCAATATCTAAGCTTGGATTGATTTTACTGTTCAATACTTGGTATTGAGACTCATCTAAATTAGCCAACAATGGAGTGTTAATTCGGTTCAATGTAGAATCTGTGATATTGCATTGGTCACTCAATGCTGCATAGATAAATCCACATTCTTCAACAAAGTGGTCTGCAATATGGATTGAACCATATTCAGAATGTTCTTTATCTGCTTCAATAACCACTTCCTGAGTACGCATCATAAAGCCTTGAGACTTATCTCCCTTGCCGATAAATGGGTTCATAGTTAAGTAGTTTGATGTTAATTGAGTGCCTGTAAATGAACGCTCAATAGAAGCAGAATCATCATCATAAGAATCATCAAAGCAACTTGTATCTACAGGGTCTACAGTATCGTCACCATCAAATCCTGATAAGCAGCTTACTTTAATATCGTTGTTAGAATCTAAGTCTGCAAATTCTTCAAAGAAAGAGATTGAAGAAAGACCAATCAAGATACTATCTGATGATTTATCTGTTAATGCTACTTCAATGCTTAAACGGACTCCTGATGTACTTGCTTCCCATCCTTCTCCTACTACATTTGTAGGAACTGTTGATAAGTCAATCTGTACAGGGTAGAATCCTTCTTTATCTGCTTTTAAAGTGCTTGTATACTCATCTGCATTTGTCATTTCATGATCTAAAACATCTGAAATCTTTGTTGTGATTGTGTAAGTACCAGCTTGAGGAACATTCACGTAGTAGTAAACAACACCTGCCGCAAAGTCTAATGCATTTTTCAACGCTTTAAATACCGCACCACTTGTGTGTACTTTGTTCCCTTCTCCAGCTTTTGCATCTGTTTCTTTAGAAGTAATGAACAATGTACCTGTATTCTTACATCCAAATGATTCGCAAACGTTGATTAAATCAGGTGCAATAGTACGTGATGTATAAGCACTAGCAGTACCTGTAATCTTTTCAAATTTACGAGTATTGATTTTTAAACAAGAATCAATATCACTCATGATAGTAATATCAATTTCTTGAGTTTTAGTTAATTTAGAGACGCTTAATTTGTCACTAATAATTTTGTTAATGTTGCAGTTAGACATTATTTTTGCCCTCCCATTGTAGCTTTTAGTACACGCTCCATAGCACGCTCTGCTTTAGCACCGCCTAATTGATTTAAAGCGTTTAGTTTGCGTGAAACAAATGCTTGAACATCTACTTTCTGTTCAGGAGTCTTTTTAGCTTTTGAAACTTTTTCTTCCATTTTTAATCTCCTTTATTTAACTTTTGCATCAAATCTAGATACCGCTCTAGCAACAAAATCATTTGCCTTTCTAGGTGGCATCTTAATTTTGTGTGCAAAGTGTTTCTTTCCCATTTCATCTACCCAAACGAATGGCCTTCCGTTTTTACGCACTAACGTATAAACTCGTTTCGTTCCATTCTGTACCATTGGGGAGTAATCAACGTGAGAAGGGTTTCTAGAATCTTTTTCTAGTTTGTCTGCATCTACTCCGATTAGATATTCGGTATTAGATACTTTTTCCTTCGTGATTGAATCCTTTAAAGCACCTGGCCTATATTCATTCCATGGCATACTTGTCATTTCTTGAGCATAGAATCTACTCCCTCTTGGAGCTTCATCTCGCATAGTTTCTTCTAATTCGCTAGCCAATCCTTCAAAATCTTCTTCACACGCTTCTATAACATCTTCTAAGAGGCCTTTTAGCATTTCCTACACCTCGATAAAGGGGTAATAAAGTTTGCCTCCATAGACGTATTTAAAGCCTTTTAGGAATACACCGTCTTCATACGATACTTCCTCAACTTTGTTCATAAGGAATATTTTTACTAGGCCACTAGGCAAACACATACGTTTTGAATACTCATAAGATGTGTTTGATTTGGCTTTCGCACCGCATACAGGGCATCCATTTTTCTTTGTGGAACTTTTCATTCCAATATATTTAATTCTCATACTACTGCACCAACCCATGTGTCTTTTGAATTACATACTGACAAGATACCTAACTGCTCTGAATACGCTTTTGTAATATGTTCACGAACATACACACTAATTGAAATCTGAGCATCAGAATTTTCTTCTGAGATAAGAACATCACTACCATCTGTTTCTTCACAAGTGCTACAACCACATTCGCATCTATTCATTGCGATAACAAATTGTAGAAAGTCGCAGAATACAGGCAATAGACATTCAGGTATCGTTTCATATCCAGCTACATAACTGACAACGATCTTAGATAATTCATCACATCCACAATTGCACACATCTTTGTAGTCGATATTAGATAAATCAACGTACACGATACTGTCGTATGGGTTATAAGAAAAATCTTTATCGACTTCTAATTTGTGAGTAGTAAATGTAATTCTTTCTCTAGTGATAACAGATACTTCAATTGTTGTTGGGTCAATCATTGGATAGAATAGCGGTATGCGTACAATCCCTGAATCGCATCCACATTTCTTAAATTCACCAACATCAAAGACTTCCTCTCTTTGAGATGAGAGGAAAGTCTCACATGGATGGTTTTTCCAACAAGTGATGGTACTAATTAAATCAATTAGTTCTCCAACATTCTTTTCAAGCTTATCTGCTTCTAAATCGCTTTCCTTTATGCACGAACAATAATTTTTCAATTGTTCGACAATTTTTTCGTACATTATTCACCAATGTTGATTGGTACGATAGTTGTTGGTTTTAATACAAGGTCTAATCCGTTTAATGTATCTCCTAATGTAGCTGCTGACATTGGGATACCTTGGATTACCATTAATCGGTTTGCATCAGTTCCAAATGCACATCCAAAGTTGTAGTAGTAATCACATTGAGTACCGCATCCTTCAGATGGTGTATCTGTAGCACCGAATGTATGACGTTGGAATTTTTCAGATGGTTGGAAAGTAGTTCCCATTACCAAACCTACTGTATTTCCTTCTAATACCCATACATCACCTGTGCCTTTTGTAATGTCACATGGAACTAATTTATCTGCGATAAATCCATGTCCTTTAAATGCGACTTCGCCTGTTTCTTTATTGCGAGTCCATCCATCAGGATATTCTCCGTTGAATTTACCTGGAACAATAACAGATTTGATACCTTCAAGTACCAATGGGTGACAAGCGAATTTGTAATCTCCATCTCCTAAAGCTGCCAAACGTAAACCAACTGAATCAAACGCAGATAATACGTTTGTACCTACGATTTTGATAACCGCTTTATTTTCCATTACTTCCAATAATCCATGGAATGGTTTCAATGTAGTAGTACCTGTAGACATTGTCCCTAAGATTACGTTAATAGCAGTGAAGTATGCCATTGAAATTAAATCCATACGTTTCTGAGCTTCTTTAATAGTTTCTCCTTCACGTTGGAAGTAGCAAACCATGTCATTAGCTTTGATTTTACGTGTTTCATTTACCAAGCTATCCATAATAGGTTCGCAGCTCTTTAAACACAATAATGCTAATGGTGCATTGCTACCGCATTTAGCTAAATCTAATGGAACCCAGCAACATTCACCTTGTGTTGATTTAGGTTCTGTTGTTCCGTATGTGAATGGCAACTGAATATAGAATTTGCCATCTTCTTTTTTTGTAACGCTCCATGCTCCTCGGTTCATAGTACCTTGCATCTTACGTGAAGCTGGTGTGTTCATTAACCAAGAAACTAATGGGAACACGTTTTGGAATGGATTGGCTGGTGAGTTATCTGAATAATCAGTACCGATACCAACTGTTCCTACATTTGATTTAGAAGCATTTGCTGCTAAATTCTGTCTTGCTTTTTCATAATCAATATAAGCTCTTGAGAATGATGTTAAATCCTCGATATTAGAACTTAGACGTTCTACCATTCCTGGTGTAACTGCCATTTTCTCTAATAATGTGTTATCAGGATTTGTAAATAATAAATCTAACATGGTTTACCTCCTATCCCCACATATCTCCGCTAACTTTAGAAGTTGAAGCTAATTTTTCTTCTTTCTTTTCTTTATCGTTAGCTTGTCCTGAGATCAAACTAGACAATCTGTCTAATGTGCTTTCTGCTTTCTTTTCAAATTCTGTTTTTTCTTTCTTAGAATTTTTTAATTTTTCTTTTAATTCAGCATTTTCTTGTTCTAATGCTTCAACTTTTGCACTTAAAGCTTCAAAAGCATCCATGAATTTGTTGATTTTTTTCATGTCATCCTTAGACATTTCAACAGTTTCTAATGTTTCTTCGCCTTTTTTAGCTTCTTCTTTGTTTCCTGTTCCTTCTTCTTTACTTTCAGGTGCTTTTTCTTCTTTAGAAGGTTCTTTTTCTTCTTTTTCTTCCTCTTTGTTTTCTAAAGCTTCATTCTTATTTTCTTCTTTATTTTCAGAACTCAACTTTAAAATCTTTTCCCATAGGTTCATTTCTGAGTCTCCTTTGCTGTTTAAATTTTCGCCTGTACTGTTTACATTGGCTGGATTTGCAACAACTGAGAAACCAGAAATCTCGATTTCGTTGTAGAATGGTGCATTAAATTTAAATGACGATTCAAAATCGAGTGTTCCTCTCAGTTCTGCACTAATACTCAATGGTATTTCTTGTTTCAATAAATCTTGCACTATGTGCAATTCCCTATTTAGTTTGACGTTTACATCAAGACCTTTTCTTCCATCCCCAATATCGACAACTGTTAAATCATCTTTAGTCCATGTACCTAAGTTTAAAGGGAGTGATGTAATGTCAATGTGAGCTAAGCTGATATATCCTACATAATCAGAACTCAAGCTATCGTAGAACGCTTGTACTGCCCCTTTTTTGATGTATAGACGAATATCATCTCCACCCTCATATGTTATTGCCCCCTCGTCAATAAGACGTGTAGGTTTGTTTTCTACGTACCCTGAGGATAGGTTCACACTGACATAATGGTTTTCTTTATCTACGCTAGATAAAGTGATTGCATTGTCATAAAATGCTTTTCCTTTTTTTCTGCGATCAAGGCTATCTTTAATGCTTTCTACATATGTTGGAACTCTTTTCTTTTGTGGCATTATTTCTTAGTCTCCTTTTCTACTACGATTACGGGCTTATAGAATAATTTTTGAATTCTTCCACCACATGAATTACATTTCTTGACTTCGTATGGAATCTTTGCTCTTTTTAAGATTTCTTCCATTGTGGAATCGTATCTTTTTTGAATAGTTTTGTTTCTAAGTGCTTCTAACAAAACTTTATCTTCGGGAATCTTGTATTTCTTCTTAGGTTCTAGAACTACATAACCGTATAGCAAAGTACCGCTATCTAATTTTGAATAAACGTCAATTTGCGTTTTTTCTTCTATTACATCAAGAAGTTTCAAATACTGTTTTGCGTTCTTTGCTGCTTCTTCCAATGCGAACTCATGTCTACCATTTTGCTTTAAGAAAGCATTTCTTTCTTCTAGGGAATCGAACCAAGTAACACCGTTAATAGTTTGTACGTTGTTTTGCATGGTCTCTCCTTCTAAGCATCATGGCATTGATCGTCTGTATACTTTGTCTCTGTTTGTTCTGAGCGTTCTACTTTTGCTACATTGCAGAATAAGAATGAAGTATAAGTTGTTACTGTTTTTTGATTAGGTGATTCACCTGTTGTCGTAATAACTGGCCATTCAAATCCAATAGCTCCGTCTTGGTCATTCAATTTGTTATGCCAAGCAGTGTTAAAAGCAGTTGCATCTTTCCCTGTTAAAGTGATAGGGCCTCCGTACCCTTCTTTAAAAGTGATTTTTACAGTGAAACTACGTTTAATTGACATTTATGTATCTCCTTTCGTTGCTTTGCATATAAAAAGGCAATACCTCGAAATATGCAAAAATCTATATAGACAGTGAAAACTGTTTATACCTTTTGTTTATTTCCAAATATTGCCTTGTTTTTCTACTTTTTACTTCTAATTAAAACTCTAATGTATCTTCTACTTGTTCTGTTTGGTTATTACCAATCAATTTAAGAATCTTGACCATTGATTCTTTGTTCAATTTACCTTTGAACTCGTTGATAAAGTCTGTATCTGAAATATTTCTTCGGCCAATTAAGAATAAATCGGCATTTCCTTTTGAATCTTTCTTAGCTCCAATCTGATATACAGGAATTGTAGTTGTATATACACGTCCACTAGCCTGTTCTTTGCAAGCTCTGTAGTCTGTTACGACTTCGTAATATACATCTTTAACAGTTTCTTCCTTCTTTGTTTTTTCATTGGCAACAGTTTTTACGATTTCTACTTTTCTGTATCTGTTCTCAAAGAAAGAAGTTGGAACTGCAATTGCATTGGCTTTTGTTTCCAAATACCCTAATCCATCAGGTCGCATAGGTCTTTCACCAAATTCAACCTCTTTACCTTGGATTTTCTCTTTTACCAATCCAATTTTGTTGATTCTCTGTGCATCTTCAAATGAATATAACGGAGTCCCATTCAAACTTCCTAGGGGTGTTACCTCATTTTCAGATAAGATACTTTTTAAAATATCCATTTCCATTTTATTTTCTCCTCTCGCTATAGCGTTTTCTCGATAGAATCCATCATTCTAGTAACTGATTCCATCATGTAATTCTTTGTGCTCTTGTCTAACGCTTCTGCTCCGTTGACAATAGCACCTACGATTTGAGTAACTGACAAGGCCAATTTATATGTCTTTGCAGACTTGTCTTGTTGTTCTTTCAATTCGTATTTATCAAAATAAACCTTTGGCACACCTAATTTCTCACTTAACATAGGAGAAATCTGAGTGGCGAACCTTTCTCGCATTGGTACGATTGTATTTGTCATGGCATTATCTATGATTCTTTCCATAGATACGTTTCCTGATACATCCCCTAAACCGATTAATTCAGGAGTAAGTCCGAAACACTGACAAATAATAGAACCTTCCTTCATTTGAAGGTATTCTAAGAACTCTGTACCTTTTGTAACACGAGGCAAGTGATCCATTTTATCGAAAATAGAGCTTGCAAGGATTACATTGTCTGATTTTGAATTTCTGATTTCCTGACCTAGACGTTTAGCTTCAATTCTTGCTTTGTCTGCTCTGTCTGCTTTAGAACTAGATGATTCGTCTAGAACTTGGGAAGCCGATAAATCAATCGTATCTCCCTTGGCAAATCCGTCTTTTAGCCAAAAAATCAAACGTCCTGGCCCATCATACTGAATATCGTAGTTTAAACGCTCATAAACCGCACCTAATAGCTTTAGACGTTGTTTGTCACGTAATAAACAAGATAATCCGTTCTCATGGTCTGTTCCGTTTCTAAGATTGCAGAAATTATCAGGGATTTCTACAATGATTGTTCCGTCTTTTGACATTAATTTGCCTGTTTTAAGGAATAACGCTTCATCAAAGTCGATTTCCTTTGTTCCTAATGATATAGGTTCTTTATCGTCTGCCGACATAGCATAACAGATAGGAACTCTAAAGCCTTTATATTCATCATCTTCACGCATGATGGAAACATAATTACGATAATTCTCTGTAACAATTCCTTTATCTTCGTCTAGCCAACGAATACCGCATTTTCCGTACAACAAGGACTGCATAATAGCATTTTGAAGTACAGAATAGTTTGTAACACCTTGCACATTGTGTTTGTAAAGGAATGGCATAAGAACATTCTTGTCTAAATTCTCATCACCCGTTGTGATTCCGTTTGAGAATATAAAGTCTATAACCTTGCCGATAACATATGGTAGCGTTGGTAGATTGTCTATCATCCAATCAATCTCATCAAACTGATTCTTAAAGTTTGTCTTTATAAATCCGTTGATGCAATCTGAATTGCAGTTTAACATAGCTTCCATTACCTTTTCGGCTTCGGTTTCTGCATTAGAACTGTGAATATTGTGCGAAATGTTAGGTGACACATAGGTATTGGATGCTAGTTTAACTCTATCCTTTTGTCTTTTCTTTGTTCTTCGACTCAAATTAGCACCTCCTAATCGTTCTCTGCATACGCAAGTATTTCACTGCTTAGATTATACATTAAACAACTGCGGACAGAAAGTACTGAGGAATCTAGGGCATCAGGAGAGTGTCCTAAGCGTTGTTTTATCTCCTCTTTAGGAATAATGGCTATCTTCTTATTGTTCTTCGATACAGTCCTTGTAGCAAGCAATTCAGGCTTCAATCTTTTGGCAACTTCCGTTGTGAAAGTCAATTTCTTACTGTCCATTAGCTGCTGAAAGTCTAAATACATTTCCGCTCTTAGATTAAATGCATAAACCGCACTGTAATGTCTTGCCTTGATACGTGTTTTTGTTGGCCCTCCTTGGAAATTGACACCCTCAAGGATAAATCCTAGCTTATCCGAGTATTTTGACAATCCCTCGGTCAACCATGTACCGAAACCAACGTCAACACAAACATATTTGATGTTTAATGTCTCAATAATCTTAACAATCTTAGCAATAATCTTCTCAGATGTAACTCCTTGCACCCAAATACCCTCTTTTAGATTGTAAATCGTCTCGATTTTACAGTTTCCGTATCTGTTTTGAGAGCATAAAGCAACATCTATACCATCCTTACCTGTATAAGCCGAGTCAATACCTAGGAAAAAACGCTTTTTATAAGAATTATCGGCTTTATCGTCGTCTAAAGTCATGGTTTTGAACATACTTTCGTCTGAAAATTCCTCTAATTCGCATACTAAATAACGTTGGCAAGTACTTCTATTCTTGTAAAAATGAGAATTTAGTATCTGAGATGCACTTTTCATACGATCTTCTTCGTAAGCAGTACGGACATCCATCCAAACAACTAATGTTCCTTCGGGGTATTTCTCGTTTGTCATACAATCGTAGAACTCTCCTCGTTTGTGGGGGTTGGAAATAGCAATTTCAAGCTCTTTTGAACCGTCAACACTTGAAAATTCCCTTCGTCCTATCTCGGCATACGCATCTTCACTGACTTGGGCCGCTTCATCAATTATATAATCTCCACCCTTACCGATAGCGTTGTTGTTTTTCTTCGGGTCTACACTGTTTCCACCTAATGTAACGATTTCTACACATCCTCCGCCCTTGAAGGAAATTTTAGTCTTAGAAGTAGAAGTCTGTAATTTTTCAATCTTGTTTCCTGAATCTAATACAGAACTCTGAATAGACTCGTCTGCATTTTGTAAATGTCCGATAACTTTGGACATGATGATAGTAGCGGTTTCTCCTGTTGCGGCCGCAATTCGTACTTGATGTCCTTTATAAGCACGATAAATAGCAATCATTCCTAAAGTCCAGCTTTTGCCATACTGAGAAGTAGTAATTGCATATATTGTATCGTAACCCTCTACAACCGCACCGAACAACATAGCTTGTGTGAAGTGAAGATTGACTTGAAAATATGTCAAAGCCTCTCTTGCACCGATAACCGCAAGTCTAAAAGCTTCTTGTCTAGAAATATTTAGTCGTTTGTAATGTTCGGGGATATATCCTCTCGTCCAATTCTTTAATTTATACTTGGGGGTAGCGGCCTTCAACAATCTAACAACTTCTTCTTGGCTCTTATTAATAGCTTTGGCTTCCTTTAAGTCCTCTACATCCTTAAAATACTGTTCCGTAACACTAAGAGTCTGTTTCTTCACTGTTATCGTCCTCCTCGTGTTCTATTACCTCGGCATCTAAAAATTCACTTCCCATGTTGATTCCTAATATATCGTTGATTCTTTCTTCCGCAATCGCTCTTTTCTGCTCAACAGTAATATTATTTACACTTCCAACATTTAAAATATTGCTCTTTCCAATGCCATCCATTCTATTTAGCTCTTTTAAGCACCCTAATCTGTCTTTCATGTCCTTTTCTTCGTCTTGAATGTTATCGCTAAGCCACTGTCTGCGTTGCTCTACTGTCATAACACTCCTTTGATCTCTCTTTTTTACCCTCTCATGTATGACATTCCTAAATAAAGGACTGTTTAATATCTTATATCCCTTGTTATAAGCACTCTTATCGCTTAAATCAGGACGAATCTTTTGCATGGACTTCGTAATATTCCCACTCTTTGAATACTCGTCAAAGAACCTCTTAGCTTCATCCTCACGCTTTAATTCTGAAACACTCTTTGCCCTTGGCATATTCTCATCCTCTCTTTCTCTACCTCCCTACATTATAAATGATTTTATTGAGGACGTTTTTACCCATCACTTACTACTCTCTTACCCCTCTCTTACCCCTCGCTTACCCCTCGCAAAAATACTTGAACTCATTTTTTTCAAAACTCGAATTTTCGTTTTCCTAAAAATTTTATCTAAAAAAGGGGGTGGTTTGTGTTAGCACTCTGTTGTGTACAGTGCTAGGTGTAAAAAATGTGGTTTGGTCGAGAGGGAAGGCATGGGGTGTGTATGGTCGTCAATTCCTGTTGCGTTTTTCAAACTATAGCAGCAACCCCAACCATATAGAATTGTATGCAATTCAAAGACAATTTAATCAAGATCATATAAATAGTTATAATCATTTAGTTATAATCATTTATGGAATAAGAAGAAAAAAGACAATAAAAAAGCTAGTTAAACATTTAATATTTTAACTAGCATAATAAATAAATAATAATAAATAATGCAATAAATAATAATATAATCCATATAAAGTATTTATACAAGAATGCAAGAAGTAATATAAATACAAGTATAGTTGTTAATTGATCTAGCATTTATCAACCACCTTATTCAATTCTAATAATAATTTTTTATGAACGTTTAGCCTATGTTTTTCTTTTTTAGTCATTTTCTAAACCCCCTTTATTTATAAATTAATGGCAATATAATATTTGATAGGCCTAGAAAAAGACCCATCACAAGCAAGTCAAAGCAAATATAGAAGTAGAATTTTAATAATGCAAGTAATAACACTTGCACGTTATTCATTTCGTTAAGTTGCTTGCGTGTTACCATGTTAGAAACCTTCTTTCAAATATGCTGAATACTTTTTTCTAGTTTCTTCTAACCAATCCATATTCCAATCACTTTTCTCATCAGTAAGCCAAGCTTTGAACTCATCATCTTTTCTAGCTTCTTCTAATAGTCTATAATTCGAAAAACTTTCTAAATTCTCATAATCATTAATAATGAAATAATCGTCACAATAATGGAAGTCACCAGCCAATGCCATTCTTACAATTTCATCAGGTTCATAGCTTGATAAACATGAATCAAGATTATCATTATCTAATTTATAATAATATTCATTATATCTTTCAATTCTAAATTCAAACCATAATGAAAGAAGTTCATCATCATACATATTTTCCAGAATTTCATCCCCAAGCGCTTCCAAAATTGCACCGTCTGTAGAATGTGCAAAGTCGTCGTATTGTGTAGCCATGTAAGCCACGTGTTTAGTTGAAGTTTCATAAATAGATAACATTTTCTTTTTTTAACCCTCATTCCATATATTTATGGTATAATATGAAAGCTATATATCTTGAGGGCCTTTTTACCTCGTTTCTATTAATATATATATAGCTTTTTGTTTGAATGGTCATGTTTCAAGTTTGTACGATGAACATGATCATTTTTTTATGTCTTATTTTTGGATGTCACCCCTTTTCTACAATACTATTATACCATGATATCGCTATAATTACCACCTTTTTTTTCACTTTTTGTTCACGAATCGTGAATATAATAGCGGATATTTTCGTACTACACCGTGTTTTTGTCTACAAATCGTGAACAATTTACAAAATACAAAATATACAAAATACAAAATTTTTCGCCGATTACAAAATACAAAATACAAAATTTATTTTTTATATTGACAATTTTTTCTTTTTGGAACACTTCAAATTCCCTTTAAATAAAGGAAAACTGTTTATTTTAGTGAACAAATGATTAATTCAGCAAATAAAACAATAAAAAAACCCATCAAACTACATTAGAACTTGATAGGTAAATGAAACTAGTAATAATAGTGTATATATCTTCTTCTATTAAGCTTTGGAAGGCTCTGTGGAGGACGTAGCTCCTCTTTTCTTCTTTCCCCAGAAGTCAAAACCCCTCTTTATCTCCCCCGAACCTCTTTCCTATTATATATATGCCGAGGGACTTAGATATATCGCTTTTTCATAGATCAATCGTTTTAAAATATGCAGAACTGCTTATAATATAGGCTCTGTGTGCTCAAAACAGAACCTTAAACCATACAATCGACAAGATATAGAATTAATAAAGAATTTCTAAAGGAGTATGAAATGAAATATCTGCCTATTCATTCCAGTAGTAGTATATGACTACGTGATGACAATTTATGAACCAACCTAAACAATCGTGTGTAAACATTAGTATAAACATTTTGGAACTTATCGTGTTTATTACGCATATTTGACTGTATGGACGTTTCTATATCTCTGAATTTACTTGTTTTTCTTTCTTTTCCCCCGACCTCTGTTGCGATATACGTGCACGTTTCACGCAAATCCTATTGCGATTGTATCGGCTATTGCGAATCATGGGGACTATTGAAGAATACGGGGCAGTTTCATTGCACTCATGGGTGTTATTTCTATTGCACCATCCCCCGTCAATTAATATTGCACTTACACCGTTATAATATCCTCAGGTCTCCCCGAGGCACTCATTCCTGAGTAAGTAGAAGTAAAAAATGTCTCGTCAAGGAGTGGCAATATTTGGTCTTTTTTGGGTACTCCTTAACTACATATATTATACCATTTTTCAATGCAGACGTGTGAAAAAAAGCCGATAAAAAAAGGCTATTTGTTGGTAGCCTCTTTCTTTTCTCTTTCTAAATCTTGCAAGATCAATTGTCTTACATAATTGTTCTTACTGTCTAAAGAATCAAGTTTTTCTATGATTGCTGCATCATAAGTTTTATGAAACTTTAGAAGAATTTGCCTTATATTTGCTTTTTCATACTTCTTAGTTGCTCTTAAGTGTGCTGCGCTTGCTTTTCCCATACATCATACCTCCTACGATCTTAAATCTTCGTGTAATTTCTTTTCTAAGGCATCTGCAATAGCTACATCATCTTTTGATGGCTCAGGCATTGTATATTCACCATCACATAGCATCCTGCATACCCTTCTTTCCCCATAGAATCCACCATCTGTACACTGTACGTATGAAAGCTTCATTCTTCCTCCACTACAAATGAAATAAGATGATTCGTCATGAGGATATACGTATCCAATATATCCTTCAAATGCTCTAATAGTTTCTTCTAAGCTTTTATTCGATTCATATTGCATGAATCTTTCATTCCATTTCAACATTTTCTATTCCTCCTACTTTCTATCGCTTAATAACAGTTCTTTTCTTCCCATTCTGCGATTTCGTCTGCATCATCAATAATTTCGCCATCTTCGCAAACTAGCATTGTTTCTCTTGACCCATAATCGACAATCTGATAATTGTCAGGCAATTCATCTGCCCATAAGTCAACACCAAATAATTCAACATTGAAATCGTCTTTATATAATACGTTTGCTACTGCTTCTACGATTCCTGAATTTGTAAAACTGTGATACCCAATATGTACTTGCTTCATGTTATGTCCTCCTAAGCACCTAAGCACTTTTCTTTACACCCATATATTAGCATATAACGATATATTTGTAAATAATTAATTTACTGAATTTCTAATTCTTTTGCATAATAAAAAAGGCTATAAACATATTTATCGTTTTAAACGTGTTTTTAGCCTTTTC